TCATTACTACAATCTAAAAATCTACCCTTCGATAGTAGAGATACCGCAAGATTGAATGTTGAAGTTTTCAAATTAATCAAAGATAAATCTTACAAAGCATCTCAAGAATTGGCTCAAATTTTTGGTGAACCCGAAACTTTAATCGGATATGGTAGAAGAAATGTTACTTTAAATGCGATTGCACCAACAACTTCCTCAGCATTTATTTTAGGACAAGTATCTCAATCAATTGAACCAATTTGGTCTAATTGTTATGTCAAAGATGTTGCAAAATTGAAGGTAACAATTAAAAACCCTGTTTTGAAAAGACTTTTGGCTGACTTAGGTAAAGATAATAAAAGTACTTGGGAAAGTATCAAAAAACATGATGGTTCAGTTCAACACCTTGAGTTTTTGACTAATGAGCAAAAAGAAGTGTTTCGAACTTTTTCTGAAATTAACCAATCAACCATTATTAACCAAGCGGCAATCAGACAAGATTACATTGACCAATCACAATCTTTAAACTTGATGATATCACCTGATATGCCAACTAAAGATGTGAATAAACTTTTGATTGACGCGTGGCAGTTGGGTGTTAAAACACTCTATTATCAGCACTCAATGAATTCTGCTCAAGCTTTTGCAAGAAAGAAATTGAACTTAAATGACCTTCACTGCGTGGCTTGTGAGGCATAATTAAGAGATATTATTGTAATGAATGAAAAACCCGTCACGAAAGTGTCGGGTTTTTTCATTTCTTATAAAAAAAACAAGGGTATATTTATCTGATATGGCTGAAGGTGTTACATATGGATTAGCATTTCCTTTTGAGGATTCGCCGAAGGGGGATTTTCTATTATTAACTGAAACACAATTTGCGCAAATTAGAAGTGATTTAATTCATCTTTTATTAACTAGAAAGGGTTCGAGGTATTATCTACCAACCTTTGGTACAAGATTGTATGAATTTTTATTTGAGCCTTTTGATGGTTTAACCTTCGATGCTATTGAAGCAGACATTCGTGATTCTGTTGAACAATTCATGCCAAATTTATTAATTAATAATATCACGATTGAACCTGCTGACCCTTCTGAAGAAGTTCCGTTGGCAAAAGGTGAACCATTACCGGGTCAAAATCGAGATAATATCTTTAAGGTCCCTGGTAAAGGTACTTCGGAATATACCGCAAAGGTAAGAATTGATTATGCTGTGGATAACAACACTTTTGCACAAAGTGATTTTATCATACTGAATATTTAAGATTATATGGCTAACAACAGAATTTCCTATACTGCGAGAGATTACGAAAGTATTAGAATCGAATTACAAAATTATGTCAGGTCTTATTACCCTGAACTAATTCAAGATTTTAATGATGCGTCAGTATTCTCGGTTTTTTTAGATTTAAATGCTGCAGTTGCCGATAACTTACATTATAACATTGATAGGAGTATTCAAGAAACCGTACTCCAATTTGCTCAACAAAGGTCATCAATTTATAATATTGCAAGAACATATGGTCTTAAGATTCCAGGTCAAAGACCATCTGTTGCATTGGTTGATTATTCCATCACAGTACCAGCTTTTGGTGATAAAGAAGATGAAAGATATCTTGGTATATTGACAAGAGGTTCTCAGGTCTTTGGGGCTGGAATTGCATTTGAGAATCAAAATGATGTGGATTTTGCCTCCCCATATAATAGTTCTGGATTTCCAAACAGATTGAAAATTCCAAACTTTGATGCTAACGGAAATTTAATTAACTATACAATCACAAAAAGAGAACTTGTTGTAAATGGTATCACTAAAGTATTCAAAAGAGTTATTAATGCAAGTGATGTCAGACCATTTTTTGAATTATTTCTACCCGAAAAGAACGTATTGGGTGTTACCAGTGTTCTGCAAAAATCAGGAACCAATTATACAAATGTTCCAACAGCATCTGAATTTATTGGTTTAGAAAACCGATTATTAGAAGTCGACGCACTTGCCGAAGACAGAGTCTTTATTGAAGACCCCACTAAAGTTTCTGACCAACCAGGTCTTAAAGTTGGTAGATATATTCAAACTAACAACAGATTTATTACTGAATACACACCTGAAGGGTTTTTAAAGTTAACTTTTGGTGGTGGAACAACTTCGGCACAAGACCAATTGAATGCGTTTACAAACTTGGGTACACCAGTCAATTTACAATCTTTATCTAATAACTTTTCACTCGGGTCAACTTTGATTCCAAACTCAACTTTATTTGTACAATACCGAATCGGTGGTGGATTGGCAACTAACATTGGTACAAATGTTATTAACCAAATTGGAACTGTTTCATTTTTTGTGAATGGACCGTCACAAACCATTAACAGTTCGGTAATTAATTCATTAAGATGTAATAATCCGACCGCAGCAATTGGTGGGTCAAATGTTCCCACAACCGAAGAAGTTAGAAACTATGTATCATTTAATTTCTCGGCACAAAAAAGAGCGGTGACAGTTAATGATTACGAATCATTATTGAGAAATATGCCAAGTCAATTTGGTGCCCCTGCAAAAGTATCTATTACTGAAAATAATAACAAGATTTTAATTAATCTTTTGTCCTATGACACTTCAGGTAAATTAACTAATATTGTTTCTAATACACTTAGACAGAATGTTGCCGATTATTTGTCAAACTATCGTATGATAAATGATTACATTCAGGTAACAACTGCGGATGTAATTGATTTAGGTGTTGATTTGTCAGTCGTTTTGGATGCAACACAAAACTCCGGACAAATTATTTCAGAAGTTGTAAATAGAATTTCAGATTACTTTAATCCACTTAGTAGAGAATTAGGTGGAAATGTTTACCTATCCCAACTTAGGAGTATTGTCCAAGGTACTACTGGTGTTATTACAGTTGCAGATATTACAATCGAAAATAAAGTTGGTGGACAATATTCTTCTTCAGAAACATCAATGGCTTATTCGGACCCCGAGTTACGGATTATACAACCAGTTGATGACACAATTTTTGCTGAACCAAATCAGATATATCAAGTTAGATACCCTCAAAAAGATATTGTTGTGAGGGTTAAAAACTTACAGAATGTTTCTTTTTCTTAACACCTTTATTTAATTTCCAATCGGGGTATATTTTATTTAAGTAAAACTGTTTTTTTCAAAAAAAAACACCATAAATATTTATCATTAAAACCTTGAATGGGACAATCATTTAGAATAAACACACAAGTTGGAGTAGATAGAAACCTTACATTTCAATTAGACCAAGATTTTGAGTTCTTAGAAATTTTATCATTACAGATTTCACAGAATGATGTTTATCCTCGAGATTGTGCTGATTTTGGTGTTGTCGTAGGTAGGGTTGTTGCAAATAGCGGGTTCGGGATACCCAATACCAAGGTTTCTATTTTTGTGCCTATAAGTGAAATTGATTCTCTTAATGACAGGATAGTTGAATTATATCCGTATACTCAACCTAATGATAAAAATGTTGATGGGTATAGATTTAATCTCCTACCTTATTTACAATCATATTCAACTCACGCAGCCACAGGAACATTCCCCTCAAGAGAGGATGTTTTAGAAGACCCTGTTGTTGTGGATATCTACGACAAGTATTACAGATTTACCGTTAAGACAAATGAAAGTGGTGATTTCATGATATTGGGAGTCCCTGTGGGGCAACAAACCATTGTTATGGATTTGGACCTTAGTGATATCGGGGAATTTTCCCTTACACCACAAGATTTAATTAGAATCGGTCGTGCTACAGAAGCACAAGTCGCAGGAAGCACGTTTAGAACTTCATCAGATTTAGATACTCTCCCTCAAATTGTTAATATCACAAAAGTTTTCGAAGTTGCACCTTTTTGGGGTGAACCTGAAATTTGTCAATCATCAATAAGTCGTATTGATTTTGATTTAAGAGATGAGGCGAATGTAGATATTCAACCCACCTCTGTTTTTATGGGTTCAATTTATTCTACTGGTGATGAGTTTAAAATTGCAGCACCACTTGGTTTTGGTAATGAACCACCTTCTTTATTAACTGCCGGATGTAAACCCAAGGATAACATGGGTAATCTTTGTGATTTGACCACTGGCCCAGGTCAATTGTTGGCTGTCAGACAAACCATTGTTCAGGACGACCAGGGTAGGCCAATTCTTGAAGAATACCGGTTGGAAAATTCTGGTAATGTAATTGATGAAAACGGGGCTTGGCTTGTTGAGGTTCCTATGAATATGGATTATATTACAACTAACGAAGAAGGGCAAAGAACCTTTTCTAAGGACCCTCGAGTTGGTATACCAACAAAGGGAAAATATCGTTTTAAAGTAAAGTGGCAACAAGCACCCACTGATACAGAGCCAGTCAAAAGAGCTTATTATCTACTACCAAATATTAGGGAATATGGTTGGAGAACACCAGACATTGACCCAAACTATAACAACTCATTGAATACGAGCCGAGAACTCGCTAGTTCTTATTATTTTGGTTTAGACTGGACAGGATATACTGATGCTGTGGATGCTACGGTAATCAATCAAAAGTTGCAAGCTGCGATTAATTGTCAAGATACTTTCTATGAGTTGGAGTATAACAAGGTTTATACCCCAGCAGGGCTTATTGACCAGTACAAGAGAGGAATTAACAGAGGAAGATTTATAGGTATCAAGGAGATTGGGAATAGTGATTGTGAAACAACGGTCAATAAGTTCCCAGTGAATGATGGAGTAAAGAACTTTAGTGCTCAGTTTTTTTTGTTTGCCATTTTGATGCAATTCATTCAATTATTATTCCCCTATATTTTAATTATTTACCATGTTTTAGCATTTGTTGTTAACACATTCATCGTACCTCTTATTCAACTTGTTGTAAGATTCCAAAATATCGTTGCTTATGCTTTGTTAGTCATTGGTGGGGCATTAGCTATTTTTGGTGGTGCTGGGATTCCTTTGATTCTTGCTGGTGTTACTCTTTTACTTGGTGGGCAGAGGCTAAGTAACTTGTTGCAGAGGTTTGTTCAGTTTCTTAGGTTTGGTACCCTTAAACTTCCTATGATAACTTATCCTGAGTGTCAGAATTGTGATTGTGCAACCCCAAGTTTGGATGGTGCTGGAGATTCCACTCCGTCATCTCTTTTGAGTCCACTTACACAAAGTGGTTTGTATTTTGAAGCTTTAGAGGATTATTCTGGATTACCAGCAGAAAAAATTGGTGATGACGGAGAGCCTAGTGATGCTAACGCTTCAACCCTATCTTTGATATTTGCTGAAGCAATAGGAACTAGAACTGCAGATACGAAAAAATTGGCACAATACAATTCTACTGAATCACAAGTTTCAAGACTTGCTGACACAAGAAACAACTTAAATTTCCCTAAAAAAACTTTTGCAATCTCGGCAGATATTCCTATGGCGCAGAGAATAAATGTTTTCAACACTAGAAAAAAATATTTTGATGGTGTAAATAAAATAAGTGTAAGTTTTGACAACCCTAACAATACAACCATTCAACACTTTGACAATACATTAACTGTGTTGACTCAGTCTCCCCTTGCGGCAGGTACCTTATTAACATTTGTGGGAATAGATAAAACAGAAGATAAAAACTTTTTGTATACTGGTAACACAGAATTTTTAGGTATAAGCGGAACAACCCTTCTACCTAATGGTGGGCCTTTGTCAGTCACCTATGCCACAAGTCAGACAGTCAACGCAACACAAACCTACTTTCTAAACACTGGTTCTACTATAAACAATTACAAGTTTCCAGCTGACTTGGAATATTACCAAGTGCTTACCGCAATTACCGTTAGTGATGCTTTTGCTTTGGCTTCGGGTGGTGGGACACCAAATTGTTTACAATATCTTTTGGAAACAGATTTGAATCCAAATATTCAACAGTTAGTTACTGTGACATACGTAGATTGTTCTGGTAATAATCAACAAACAACCGTAACATCGGTTTATGACCCGACCCTTGGGATATATGAACAAGGAGTTCAAACAATTTGTGCCTCTACAGCACCACAAATTATTCAAGGTAATGGAAGCGTAACCCCACAAGGAAACTGTCAACCACCCAACCCATTTGATGGATTCTTAAAAATATTAAATTCCTCTACAGAAATTGATTGGAGTTTAAGAAATTTGACCTTTTGGGAACAAAAAACATCATTGGATATCAAAACAAGAGATTTCTTTGATAATTTTGACAATCAATATATTTTGATTCTTCAAAGGGGTGTTGACCCATATTCACCACTATATGTTAACAGGTATGGTATTGGAAATATCCTTGGACTTGGAAATGAAAATGCTTTGACATTCACAGCACAGACCAGATTAAACATACCGATTAAGTCTTTACCATCGGGGGGGATTTCAGTGCAGAATCACAATTCACAAAATAATATTTTCTACTCATCCTATTTCTTTGAAGCAGGCAATAATTACTCTGCTTTCACAACAAGTAACGTTGGTTATTATAGTGCCATTGATGGTAATAGAAACTATTCAATCTACAACAATCCCTCTGTTGGACCTTTAAATACACCATTAATAACCACAGGTCAAATGGGTTGGGTTTCAAACTGGTATTTAAACACACTAATAAATTCATCGGTTGAGATTGTTGTGAGTAAAAACAATAATGATGCTTTTAGCACCACACCGAACCCTGCAAAATATGACGCTACTGAAGACTTGTCTGGAGGTGACTTCTACTGGGTTAAATTAGATAATAATCCAAACAATGCTAATAGTGTTTATTATAGCTTTTCTCTTTTACCAACGGTTAATACACCAAACACAAAAGTTAATATTTCTAACAAAAGTAAAAATGTACTAAGAACTGACCGTTTACCATCTTCTGATTTCTTAGATGGTTACGCTCTGGATTCCGTTGTTCCTGTTCTTCAGATGAACCGTGGCTTTACCATGTATCTTCTTGACACTGGAGGAGAGGGTATTGTAACAACTACCTACGGTTCGGGAGCAAGTATTGTAGGCAATGACATTGAAGATTTACCAAACGCACTAAATATTACAGAAACTTTCTCGTGTGAAAACATGGTTAGTTTGAATTGTTATTCGAACGTTAATAACGCCTTGGTAGTCGATACTAACTGTGCTGAAGAAGATAGAATTGAACGTGGTTGTTTTGTTTTTGCAAAAAGACCATTAATAGGTTTGCCAAAAGATTTATTAGCATTTACAGAGTGGGGATTAAGATATAGATTTATTTATGCTTTGTGCCAGGGTGTGGTTTCCCAAACTTTTACAAATAACTGGGTAAATGGAAGTTTGTATACATTTCCTTTTGCTGTAAGAACACTCTATGGGGGAAACAATCAGATTTCTAGAAGGGTTTTCTGTAAAGATTTAATTTATTACAACGAAGATAGTAATAATTTTTATTACAGAAGCAGTCCCTATAGTCCAACAACCGATAGTTTTATCGGAAAATTGAATAATCCACTTACTGGTTCATTAAACGATTATAGTTTAAAAACTCCAGCAACCATCATGAACCTTGGTCCCAAAACTGCTATTTTCAAAGAGATTACTTTAAATCCATCTGACGACGGATTTGTAATGGATGTTCTAACACCATCGAGTTATGGCGACACAAGTGATTTATTGAACTTATTTGTAATTACAAGAATGACAAATGCAAAATATTTACAATTTTTGGTGCTGATTAGCGGAGTTGTAGGAACTAATGCAGTAATAAATACTTTGTTCTCAAGACCAATTCTTAGACTTGATGGTGATATTACTCAGTTGCTCTCAATCAATTCGGAGTTCGGTGTAATTAAGTTTAGTTCACAAAGTTATCAAGACGACCCAAATGACCCAAACAATCCGATTTATATTTCTAGAAATCCCAATGGTTTTTCTATTATGGGGGTTTTCTTTTCCTCAACCACTGAAGACTTACAGTATAAAGACTTCTTGTCTCCAGGACGAATTAATTTTAGACCAACACCCTCATCAAACGCATTTCCATATTATTATGATTTAAAATCTCAAAGAGTACCTTTTTATCGTTGGAGAAGAGATGACGTTGCTCAATTATGGTCTTCCATAAATCAAGTGTTGAATTTGGGAAATGAGGTTGGTATTTTTGGAACACAAAGTAACGACTGGGCAACTGATAACAGTGACATTTTTAGTAAGAATTACCAATCACTCGATAGAACCGCCCCATCTCAACCATCATATTTTCTTGGCTCCAATTCTCAATTAAACGACATCGATGCTAGAGGATACATTTTTAATGTTGACACTAATGGAAACTACTCAACAACAGCGGGAAATTACCCAGAGGTCTTTGCGGTGGGTGCACCAAACTTTTATTATTTTGGTTTAATAAAAGGGGCGACTGCACTCGATAGATTCAAATCAAAATACTTAGCCGATGAATAGATTTGAACTTATTCCATCTCAATTACAATTTAAGTCGGCACCAATAGTTGACCAAAAACTTACTATAGATTTAAATCAAACTCAAAAAGAGTTAACACAATATGTAAGAAACAACGCAATTTCTCTACCTCAATTGTATGATGATGAAAGACAAGCATCACAGCGATTTAGACCGACATTTAAGATTCAATATTTGTATGATAATACATATACGGGAACCACTGAGTATAATCCATTTAAAAACAATCTGTATTATGTTGAGCCAACACAATCTAAACTAAGTGGTGTTTGGAGAGGGTTTCCTCAGTTTTATGAATTCGATATGTTCCGTCCCAATGTTAATGATGGACATTTTGACTATCAGGCTTCGAGTGCGTATACCTACAACTGGTCTTACTATATTACCTATGCGGCTCTGAACGATTATGACATACCCATGGAGGGAACATATGAAAACACCACAATAAATTGGTTGTCGGGTGATGGTATCCCTTTTATAGTATCGGCATCCACACAAGGTGGTGCAAATATCATATCATTTCAATGTTTAATGCCACATAACTTGATTGAAGGAAATTTTGTTGAGCTTTCATTTGGTTATGACCAACAGACCGTCTTCGAAGTATTTTCATTTGGTAATTCAAATTATGATAGTTCGAATTTTGTGTTTAATATCTTAAATATAGGATATACAGGAAACACTTTTGCTAATGGTATAACTGGTACCTTTAAAAGGGTTTTGGACCCAAACAATATTACCGAGACCCGTTCAAAATATTATGTAAGAAAAAACAGAATATTATTAAATGAGAATAATGTAATTGTTAATAAAACAGGGTTTGAACTCAATGGATTTCCCAACGAAAGAAAACTAGAATACAGCTCAATTACTCCCAATGATATCACAAGAATTTCTCAAAAAACGAGCTCTTTAACTTACACAGTAACCGTATCACAAGATGTGGTTTTAAGTGGTATTACCGATAACCAAAATCGGCCTGTCAGTGAAATATTTTTGTCAGTGGTGAACAAAGGTTATAGTGGGTATTTTAACAAACCAAATAATGGGGTTGGGTTAAAACAGGGTTGGGTCTTTAACATTCAAAATATCTCTGATAGTTGGTGGTCAGATAGCAATCAAGACTGTTACACTAATATCCCTGTTGATTCTTATACACTAACCAACGGAACAACTGAAACTTTCTACTACAACAGGGTATTAAATGAGGGTGAATTAATTGATGGGGATTATTGTGAGTGGAACGACTACACCCAAACAGAATTGGTGGTGTCGAGATATGTACAAAAAATTAATTTTAATCAGGATATTTTTACTACAGAGTCCATCCCAACATCCAATTCTCAAGGGTACTATTACCTCCCTCATAATCCGATGGTGGTCAAGGTATTTTCAGATTATATCGAAACCGCACCAGCCCAAGGAGTTGAAAACATTCCAAATTGGGCGTTTTTCTCTTCCCAAGACCAAACTTTTAGATTTAGAGAACCTTATTTATATGGGGAGTTTGATGAATTAGACCGAGGAGTTAACTTCCCATACCTAAACCGAGCACATTATCCGTTCTCAAATCAGATATTCAGGTTGATTCCTGAGGGTGGAAACTTCCAAAATCTGTTGAGTGGATTTAACATTGCTGTTCAACCAATAATAGACGATTGTGAATAAGTATCAGATTAAATTGGGGTTAACCAATCAAGACAAAGTTCTTCAGATTCCTGTTATGCTCGATTGGGAGTTGTTGGATACTGAAAATGAAATCAATAAATTAGAGGCTCAAATCAATCAGGATATTGCTGGTTTGGGAATTGATTTCGAAACAACAAGATTTTCTCACTCGGGATATACTTTTATACCCCCCACTATAAATGTGATTCAACCCCCCTCAACAATTAGAACAAGTATTAATTACGAGTTTAATTTTTTCTCGGGTGGGACAATCAATGGAACGGGGTCAACTCAGAATTGGGTCACCGATTACAATGCGGAGGGGTTTACCTACAATGAGATTTATTACTATTCAAATGCGTTTAGTAAAAGTTTTTTTAAGTTAGACTTTTACAATTCACCAAGTCAGGTAGGTCAGACAAATTATCTGACCGTTATTATCCCCACCACTCAGGGAGAACAGATGCTAGTGGATATGCAAGGTGAGAATGTTTTAATTAACAAACCAGCATATTCTTTGGATTTTGTTGGTGATACTGATGGGTTTTTCTTGTATTGGTTGAAATCGAGGGAATACATCAACTTGGATGAGTTTTATGTTTCTTGTAAGTTTTACAATGCTAAGACAGGTCAATTTGTTAGGATGATTAATCGTCCACAGAGTCTTCAGAACATCAATTCTTTTTCGGTGAATAATACTTTCAATTTTTACTACTTGTATAAGTTAGATTATCCGAGCCAAAAATATGTCGTTTATGACATAATAACCTTTGATAGAGTAGGTACAACAACTCCCATAAAATGGTATGAATATGTAGGACCAAATGGTTGATTATCGTTTTGTTGTTGGACCGGCAAATATTACATCAGACTTATCTTTTGTTGATATAAGTGGTGAGACCATTGGGGTTTACTCAGGAATGTCTCAGATTTTAAGTGGGGGTACAAATGGTAGTTCCATTATGACGGGACTTAGTTTGTGTATTATGCTCACCGAGACCACCATTGATTTGGGGTACTATTCTCCTTTTGATGGTGCTGCGGAGCAGAAAGATGTGGTGACGAATTTTATTTTCACAGCAGCTACGACCTCTCCGTATGTCTATACCGTTTACAATTCTTCCGATAGGGCGGCCACTTACTTGGGACTCGCCGCCTATACGATAAACTGGGGGGATAATACCCCCGACGAGATTTTCACTGGTGATACTTTATCCCATGTGTATCCTAATACAACCTCGGGGTATACGATTACTATGAAACAGACCACTCCGTTTGGGGTGAATACGGTTTCTAAGGTTGTTCAATTACCATTTACCAATGCGGTTATTTATAATCCGTTGGGTAGGGCGTTCTTTACTCCTTTGGGCGGAAGTTGGGCTAACACACCAGTTAGTTACGATTATATTTTCTCAGGGGATGCCGTCAATACCGTAGATAGTGAGATTTCTTCAGGATACACTCAAGTACCTTTTGTTGTTTCGGGATTAACATCTTCAAGGATAACAGAACTTGCTTTGTATGGACCTGTTGAATTTCAAGTTGGTGTTCCTGTTTTTCTAAATGCTCAACCATATGGGGTAATTACCGATATGAATTCTGTGTTTACAGCATATACCATTCAAGATACAAATTACTATGACTATTCGGATGGGTTGAGTATCTACTTCCAAAATAGTAGTGGGTTTACAAGTGATATGTTAACTGCGGTGCCGATAACAAAGGACGAGTTATTGATTAAAATTCAGGACCAACCACAGATTATTACCACTGTATTTGTTGAGAGGGGTAAGAACACTGTTTACCAACAAATCCAAAGATTGGGTGAGGTATCTACCCTTTCAGGGTTAATAAACTATGGTTATGGATATTACACCATAGAAAATAAGGGATAAACTATTTATAAAAATAAGAAACTTTTCAAATGGCAATCGGAACCTATGGTACACTAAGAACGGCGGATGTATCTCCTGAAGATGTAGAAATCATCTTGAATTATACACCCTCAAGGGATGAAACAGCTGATTTTGTGTTGACATCATTGGATGCACCATCGGTTCTCAGACCTTACTTTAATAATGCAACCACTGGCGGTAATGCTAATGTGGAAGTTTTGGGTGGGTTATACAACCTTACCCTACCTGCGGATGTTTTTAATCAGGTGGGGATTTACACTATGATGTTAAGACCCGCACAAATCAGAACATCAATTACAGATTGTGGTGTGTTGTCGGCACTTCCCAATGTTAAAGGTATTATTATAGACCTTACTAATGTGCCAAGTCAATTTAGAAATAAGTTTACCCCACAAGGGTTGATTGGTTTTAGAGTGGAATACTTAAACTCTGATGGTTCTAAGATTCCAAACTTTTTTAGAATTATAACTTCGAATTTCTTTTGTGAACCAGTAGTTGTTAATCAGATTAATACCACACAGAAAGCGATTCGTTATCGTTATGTTGACGGGGTTACCAACCTTATGTTCTGTACGGTTTCACCATCGTCATCACCGACCAATAAACCGAACGCAACACCATTTATCGGTCAACCTGCTCAAAACATTATTATTTCAAATACTTTCTTTAACCCTGTAACCATAGAGGTTGACATGGTTGAGTACGATATTTCATCTCTTGCAATTGCCCTTTACGGAAATCAAACCAAGAGTATTGATGATGGAATTTACACTATCTACGACAGTGATAACAATATCTACAAACAATACAACTTGTTTGAAATTCGTGACCAGTTTAACGCTCTTCTATATGAGGTTCGTCAAGATAGGGGTGCTAACATTGATTTTACTAAAAACTTCACAACAATAGTCGGGTAATGGCGGTTAATACTACGAAGTTTTTTTATCCTCCAGCACCTGGTAACGGTACGGGTACGTTTGACGATATAGTTGGTTTTCAACTTGTCGAAGGGGGAGGACTTACTTCGTCGGTATTTGACTTTACCACCTCGGTAACTGAAAAGGTAAACAGAACTTTTTCTATTGGTACATTCTCCAATCCAATTTCTTTAGAGAATTTGGATATAAACTCCATGGAGGAAAGTAGAAGAATCATTCAATCACAATTTAGAGTTTACCCAAATTATGATGTCTCACAAGTTCTTAACTTTTCTTTATATGGTTCATTAGCCAAGAGATTACAAGTTTCGGTAACACATATTATTAATTTCTTCCCTGCGGCTTTGGATATTCGTAAGGTCATGCCAGATTTTACAACAGGTCAAACCGCAACAAACATATCCTATGACCCCATCGAAGATGAAACTACATTTTTAGTTCCTGTTGGTAGTGTATACAATCCATTTCAGATAGAGTTCTCACAGAGCGCTACAACTAACATGATGGTTAGGGAGATTGAAACCTCACAATACAGAAATCTTACTCGTGGTTTTTTAAATTATGTTTTAGATTACCGGGGACAGACATATCCTGTTGTAGATTATGTTGCACCTGCAACACAGATTTCAGGAAATTTGGAGTTTGTTGTTTCTGGTTCGGCATTTGCTACGGGTGTTTCAAGTACTGATGAGGACTTTTTGATTAGACCAAGCAATTACATTGTTGATAAAGTCTTCCAAGAAAACTATGACGAGGTTGAACAGTTCTTAATGAACCGTCTTATCCGTCCTGAATACACCGCCAATTTCCAAGTACCGGCACAAAACCAAGGGGGTCAGTTCTACACCTCTTATGTTCAAGTGACTTTCCCGAAAGATGGTATCTATAACTTAGATATCAGTTCATTTAGATTTGACAATTATCTTACAAGACTTGCCGATGTTGCGGAAGATTTGGATACCTACAAGACAAATCTTATTTCAAGATTTTTGGTAACAGATTCAATCAAAGAATTTGATACCTTAGGTCAAAAGGTTGAAAAAATTCTTCAGATTTACGGCAGGAGTTTTGACCAAATCAAACAATATATCGATGCGTTGGCAAACATGAACTCAGTTCATTATGTACCACAAAACGATATCCCCTCCCAATTGTTATTTAACTTATCCCAAACCTTAGGATGGAGTAACAATTTCTCACCAATTACAAATGAAGATTTTCTTTCAAGTGTATT